TGCCGGCGATCGCGCTAGGCGTAATTGTAAACCTGGGTTCATTCGTCAGAAAGTTAAATGCAAACTTGGGAATGTTGACCAGAGGCAAATTTTCCCAGGTCCATGACGTGTCACTGTTGCGGACTAGGCGCTTCGTTTGCAGGTCTTCATGGCAGAGGATCAACGTATCGACGGCCTGGGTAAAGTCCAGCTCATCAAGCATAGCAGCCGTTAAGCCGGTCGCGGTGATGTAATCGTTGCCAGATCCATTGATGTTAGTTTGGCGAATCCCAGCCTTGTAAACGTAAATTCGGCCCGCGACGAACACCAAGAGGTAACTGTCCGTTGTCGAGAACTCAAACGGAATCAGCTCGAAGGCAGTAAAGCCAGTGAAGTCGCTGATAAAGCGCAGCCCATCACGCCGGCGCAATCCGCCCTGGGGCTGCACCATCACGTTCTTTGCGCGCTCTAATCCGTTCTGGTATTGCGCTAAATCCGATCGCCCGCGCAGAAGCGGGTCAAGCTCGCCGCTTGAAAAGTTGGTTGCAAGGCGAACGATCTGCATTAGTCACGCACCTGGATCAAGGAGAAATCTTCAATTGACTTGCTGAGGCGGCCACGGCTGTCGATGTTGGTAGACTCTCGGAACAATCCGCCACGCCCATTTTCGCCAGGAGATCCAAACGCGATGCTGCGCAGATATTCCATTTTCTGTACCTGGTCTGTAATTACGATTGCCAGCTCTGCCGCCATCGCAATGCGCAGAAGCCGCACGAAATACGGCGGCATCAACGACTCGACAACGGACTCTTGGTAGTCGATGTAGACGGTTTCCATGTTCGTGAAGAGCTGAGATCCGTAGATCTCCCAGCCATAATTAAGCGAGCGGGCCGCATCGCTGTTGCTTTCAAACACAGCAAGAACGCCGGTTAGCATGTTGCCGGGAAGCTGATATGCGTATTTCCATTCATTCAGAGGAGCGGTCACAAGTCGCGCAAGCTGGACTTTTTTGACTGACCAGGTCCAATCATATCTGCTGAGAAGGGTATCCTTGAGATCCGGATAAAGACGCGCGCAAGCAGTTGCTGATGGGCTGCCTTCGCTTAATGAAGAAATAACGCCGGCACCTAACATTACCAGCGCATCAGAGCAGATCGAAACGTCGGTATCGCCAGCGGCCATTTTATTCCCTCACGATGGAGGAGGGGGCGGCCGAAGCCGCCCCGCCCAGATTAGTCCGTGTCCGTCGCGGTGATGGTCAAGCCATCGGTCACGTCCACGACGCCCGAGGCGTTCGAGGCGACGTAAACGATCGAGAGCACCTGGGTGCTACCGGTCGAAGTGCGGGCGAAAATAACGTCGCCCACAGCAAGTGTGTTTGCCAGGGCGTTGAAATAGCCGCTGGTGTTTACGTCTGCGATCGCATCTGCGGTGGTATAGGCGTAGAGCGAAATGCTGTTGCCCTTTTTCGATGCCGCGATGGTCGAGAAGCCAGTTGCAGAATAAGCCATTATCAGCCCCCTTACGCTTCGGTGCAGGAGATCTTAACGATCCCCTCATCATCGATTGCAACAGCGCCGGCCGAGAACATCGAGGAGACCAGGAAGCTGGTTTTCTCAGGGATGTAATTGACTTCGGTTTTCTGCGCCATCGATTCGGCATAACCGCAAGCGTCCATGTGCCATGCGAAGCAAGTCCGGGTGGACGGCTTCGGCACACCGCCTTCGTCACGATCACCGATCGTAATAAAGCGGAAGCCCATGAACGTGTCGATCTCACCGCGCACCAGGGCCTTCACAGTTGCGAAGTCGCTGGACGTGGTTTCGGTTTCACCGAGCAGAGCATCGAGCTGAGAAGCGTGCATCATGCGACGTGCGATCGACTTGGAGACAACCTCGACCAGCTCCCGGCGCTCATCAAAGTTGATTTGCGACTGATGGAAGATGTCCGAGTATTCGGCCGCGATGAAATCGCTCATCGTTGCCGTCACCTGGGAATAGGTCACGTTGAGGGGAGTTACGTCCGTTTGAGGGACGCGGGGAGTGGCAACGCCTTTCCCGATTTTCGGGAACTTGACAGTGTTGCCAGCAATGCCGGTCCGCATACGGGTAGTACCCCGTAGAACAGACTCAGCTTGATACGCTTGTTTGACCTCCGCGTCGAAGAGGGTAACAAACGCCGTGGTGACGTTCTGCGCCATGACAGAAACCTCCATGCGAGTTTCGACAAGACGCGATCCGTTATCCTAAATCGGGCGGTTCGCTTGCGCGTTATGGCCGCGCCAAGCCATCGGGAGTTACCGAGTAGACGGGCCGGGCACGGTTAGCCGTCGCGGCCATCATACGCGCAAGCGATAGCTAAGTCCCGCGTGATCGATGGTGCATTGACCATCGGCGCTGTCGGGATCCCCTCGTTTGTGATCGCCTGGTGATACTTGAGGAAAGCGTTGATTGCCTCGGCGCTATCTAGGCCGGATGCAATTGCCTGGCGCTCATCTTCAGAAAGCGGAGCCTTCATCAGCAAGCGTTCAGTCATTGCGATCTTATCCTGGGCCCGCTCGCCCAGCTTTTGCATCTCTGCCCGACGATCAATCTCAAACGCTTCCGACTGCGCGCCGGATGCCTCGAGGATCTTGCCGGCGAGCTCTTCAAACGCGGCCTGGCTAACACCGTTTTCCTTCGCCCAATCCTTGAAGATGCCCATCGTTGGGTCATCTTTCTCGAGCCCTTTGCTCTCCAGGCTAGAAACGTCGTATTCCTCTGGTGCCTTGTGCTTACCAGCCTTGAACTGCTTCTCAAGCTCGCTGTAGCTTTTGGCCAGCTTGTCAACGTCAGGCCCTTTTTCGGTCCAAAACTTTTCCGGGAACCCTTCCGGACGCGCGACTGCCTCGCCCTTTTCTGGTGCCGGTTCATCATGCAGCGGGATAGAACCCTGGTCTTGTGTCGCCTCTGCCGCCGGTTGGCCGCTCACATTGATCAGCGGGCCGTCAGCTTGTTGCGTTTCACTCATTTGATTGCTCCACTCGTTTTTCAATTGTGCGAACGATTTCGCATCTTCCGGCCCGGACATATCCAAAGCTCGGATCTTCACCGGCGACAAACACCGGTTGATCAACGGTCATCTGGCGTAGATGGGCAAGAACCCTCTGGCCTTCCGACGTTTTGAACACCTTGCCATAAAGCAAGGTGAGCTCATCAATCTGTTTCGGATCTACGTTGCCACTGAGCGCGTCCCATCCATCACTCATTGCATTGCCCCTTCTGCCGGCGCACCTTGTTCAGCCATCTGCGCCTGCTGTGCTTGCTGCTGCATCGCCTGCAAGAACTGCATTTGCTCCTCACCGGTTGCCAGGATCTTGCTATCGATGCCCATGCGATTGGCCACGAACTCCAAGAGACGCTGGATCGAAACAGTTGCCGCGCCCTGGACGCCCATCGACATTGCAATCTGGGCATACTGCATCGCGTCATTGACCTCTTGCAGCTTCTGAGCCTGGGCCAGGGGCGAAACCGGCCCGACCTTTACCTCTTGGCCGTTGACGCGCAGCGGCAGATCGATCAGTCCCTGGCTGTCCATCACATACAAGATCCGCGTCACGATCGGGATCATCGTCTCATTGATCAATCGACCGAAAGCAGAGCCCAGGTTTGTGGCCAGCTCCCGAGTACGCTCTGCGATTTCCGTTGCCGATCGCGCCGACATGTTGTCCGGTGGCAGCGTGTCATCCATCAAAACCTTTTTGATGTTCATCCGGAGATCATTGATCACGATCTGAGACACGTTAAAGTCACTGGCCCGCGCCAATGGTATCAGGCTGGGGCCCTGGGGCCCGCCGTTCCTGGCGACCGAGATGATCGCACCAGGTTTGATCTGGACGTTTTGCGGGTTAAGAACACCGTCATCGGCCGCCGTGTAAACACCGGCCACCGCAATCGACGCATTGCGCAGCACAAGCTCGATCGTTTTATTCAGCGTCTTGATATCCGCAATCGCCGTCACCAGCGGGCCCCGGCCATAGATTTCGCCGCTTGCCTTCATGTACCGCGCGACAACAAACGGGTTTGATCGCATCGTGCGATACACCAGCTCTTGCTGGGTCTGCGGCCAGATCACATGGTAGCAGAACAGCGCGCGGTCCGTATCATAGATCACCGCATCGATCAGGTCGATTTCCTTAGCCGGGCTGCGATCAATCACGTCTTGGAGCTGCTGAGAGATCTGCGCGTCTGGATATTCCTGGGGAATCGCCTCGGCCTTGAGGCGCAGCTTTCGGAATACGTTGTCGATGTTGCCATACGGCCCCTCTTCAAACGCAACCAGGTACTGCGGCACCGGCGTAAACCGGATCGGCGTTGATTCATCGCCAGGCATGATCATCATCACGGCCGTTCCGACAGCGAGATCTAGCAGAAACTCCCCCATAGCCAGGTCGAAATTCGTCTGGTGCATCGTGTCGAACATGATCTCGGTGTAGGCATCAAGCGCGCTCTGGGCATCTGCCTTGCGATCGTCGGGGATCCTGTTGCCGGCCTCGAGACGGCACCATTTCTTGTAGGGAGGGAACAGACCCGCCTGGATTCGATTCGCAAATCGCTGGGTTGCGTGGATCGCGGTCGAGTCGAACACGTTGGTCATCTTGTTCTGACCAGCGACCCCGCCCTCATAGTATCCGTTGTAGAGATTGCGCTGCGGCAGAGCGAACTTGTAGCAATCCTCATAGACGGATCGCCATTCGTCTTTGCGCGCCTGGGCCTTGGCCTCGCGCTCCATGATTTGCTTTGGGTTGAGCCTAGACATCGCGCTTGTTCTCCAATCGTTTGCTGATGTTCCGCGCTTTTTCACGCGCATCAGCTTTGCTACTCGCGCCCCAAGCCTGAAGGGAAAGGAGAAGGCGGGTCGGCCGCCCCTTCGAATCTCGCTCCGGGCCAGAATTGCCGGCCATTCTCGCAAGGAAGGAAGCGCGCCTGGGATTGTCACCAGACTTTACTGGCGGCTTCAGATTCGCGCCCTCAGTGCGGCGGTAGTACTCACGCCCCGCTGCGTTCAGGCCGCCCTTTGGGTTCTGATGCTGCTTTGCCGGCATTGCCCTCGATCCTTTTCATCGTGCCATAGACGTATGCGTCACGCCTTGCGCCGCTTAGGCCCTGGCGG